TGCTGGTCACTAACACACACGCATCCCTCCTTCTGTACGTTGGATCTGCTTCAGTCACAACGGGAAATGGTCAACAGATCCCACCCGGCCAATCCCTCAGCCTCCCAACCACCACCGCCGTCTACGGCATCGGATCCGGCAACCTGACAGCTACTTTCGTTGAGGTCTATGATTGATTACCGCTTGGCTTACGTTAGTCGTATGTACAAAGACGGTTTTGCTTTGCTTGTAGACGGTGAAAAGGTCACTCTCGACGAAGCTGTTAAACACCTCAAGACTCAGTACCCAAACTTCACGATCCCTCCAATGGTGTTTCTGTATGACTAACCTCTATCTCGCGATCCTCTCGACCGTCCTCACTCTTGCGATACTTGGTTATCTGTGGGTAATTCACCGGCAGATTTGTCATGGTATCGGGCCGTGGCTAATAACGATTCATAACAAGATACAACAGTCTGAGAACGCCCTCCGCAGCCACATTGTTGACGAGATGGATCAGACGTACAATCAGTTGCACGCGCACACCACGTCTCTCGCGATTGACACCTTTCAGAGACTTGAGCGCACTGAGAAGTCCGTAATCAACTTCGTCACGGAGCACGCGGACTCTCTCCACAAGCACGCCGAAGATCTCCGGAATCACGCAAAAGATCTCTCAGACCGCGCAGAAGTCAAAGCCGCGGCACCCCGCCAAGCAGTAACCAGAAACTAATGAGCATTCCTCTATATCAATCCGGCGGTGGATCCGGCGGCTCAACAGCCCCAGGCGGCTCCTCCGGCGACATTCAGTACAACAACGGCGGCGCCTTCGGCGGAGTTACCCAAGTCCCCCCGGCCAACGGTGGAGTTGCAGAACTCCTCACCGCGGGTGATGGGTGGTTCTACTCCTACGGCATACAAAGTGAAGTGCGCGCGGCCGCAGCCAACAACGCGGCATTTACCGCCCCCGGCGCTAATGTCCTCGTCGGCCGAGACTTCAACCTACCATATCGCATCACCATCCGGAAAATCACTATCACGGTTGGTACAACCGTCGTGGCTGGAAAAGTAATCGGGGTAGGAATCTACTCGGGGGACAAGAACACCAAGCTCATCGAGGCGACCTTCGATGCAGCTAGCGCGGGAGTGAAGACAGTAACTCTAGGCGCCGCTGTCACCCTCGACGCGGGGCACTATTGGTTTATGACGGCGAGCGACAACTCCACGATCACCTGTGATGTACTCGCCAACCTCACGGCCGTAGCCTACAGCAACCGTAACTTCGTACGGCAGGGAACCGCGGCTAATCCAATGGTCGCGCAAGTTTTACCCGCAACGCTGGGGACCATCACCGGTGCAGCCCACTCCGACGTCCTAGCCCTTTTCGAGTCCTAATCCATGAGCCACACAATAGCACCGTATACCAGTCAAGAACTCCGTTTCGTGTTGCTGACAATTGTCAACTACGCAACGGGGGGCGAAGCCGTCGCGGCTACTGAAATCCCCGGTGTGACGGGTGTGGACGCCCTCGTTATGGGAGACGTACCGGCTAACCAGAATTCTCTCGGCGTACCCTTATTTCCCATCCTCGTATCCGGCAAAATCCAATTGTTTCGTTTCACGGCGGGCGCACCGGTTGAAATCGCTCCCACCACCGGTCTTAATGCCGTCCTTCCGGCGATCGTTCACGTAACCCAATTTGCTTAGGGCCTCCGCTTCCAGTGCGTCACGTTCGTCCAGACCTTCTCGAATAGGTCGATGAACACCTCACCGTTGAACAGCATCGCCTCGGCATCCTTCGGACTCTCTCGGTAGCACAGCACAATCTGATTCACCTCTGGTTTTGATTCCGTAAGCGGTATCCACGCTATTGGCATTTAAGGAGCATTTCATGTCCTCACCGAACATTCAAGTCACAGGCAGCTACCGCGGTCTAATCTCCGAAACCCTTTTGCAGATCCGGCGTCGCAACGCCCAGCTCAAAGCCCTAGGCGAAGAGCTGGAAGCCATCGCGCAGACCGCCGCGTCGTTCCAGAACGTCGACCTCAAAGCGTTCCACCTCGACGTGGATACGTTGCAGTTTACGGAGCGCCCAAAAATCCAGCCCTTGCCACCCGCAGACGCCCCGGGGCCGCCGAAGATCGAAGCGTCAGAGCCGGTGTACGCAGAACAAGAATTCGCGGGGTGAGTTATGGATTTCGACGGTTTTGAGCCCGACACCGACGACGAAGACCTACCGTACGGCTTTCTCAAGCCGCTAATCATTTTCCCTACCGAGAAGCGAGGCCGAGTTGCCCCACAAAGATCCCCAACGATTAGTGACGGAACAGAGGCTAAACAAGACTCAGCAGCGTAACAAAGCTAAGTTCGACCTGTTATACCTCTCAGAACTTTTGGGTTATAACTTCCATGAAGTCGAGCACGGCGCGGAACTCCTAGCCGTCATGGGCCCGCATATTCAGGAATCCGAGAAGTTGGGTGATCCCGTCCCCCTATTTGATTTAGAGGGTAAGAAGAACCGACTCGTGCTCTGGCCGCGCGGCCACTATAAAAGCTCGGCTGCGGCCCTGAAGATCGTACAACTGATTCTCTGCTACCCCGACATCCGCATCCTAGTGATGCAAGGCACCGTCAAAAACACCCGCGGCTTTCTTCGAGAGATTAAGTCTCACTTCGACGGCAACAACCAAATGTCGAAGTTGCCGACTCTCTTTCCAGAGTTCTGTAACACGGATACTCGCATGGGAACTGCGGAGGGGTTTATTAGCCCCGCCCGCAAAAGAACCCACCTTAAGGAAAGCACTGTCAGTGTAGCGTCCCCAAAGTCCGTGAAGACCGGCATGCATTTTGAGATGCTTTTCGGCGACGATCTTTGTAACGACCAAAACTTCCGCTCCCGAGAGCTGCAAGAAAAGGCGATCGACGAGTTCAAGAACTATACCCCTTTGGTAGACCCGGGCGGGTATAAGGTAGTAACCGGAACCCGATATTCCTTTGCGGACCTGTATGGGCATTTGATTCGGGAGGATGCGGAACGCCGCGAGTGGGACATCAGTGTCCGGACTTGCTGGGTAGATAACGACCGCTCCAAAGGCGTTATCTTTCCGCAGATCAAGACAGAGGACGGACGCACCGTCGGTTTTACGGCCGATCTTCTCGATAAGATCCGCCAAGACGACCCAGCCATCTTCTCCTGCCAGTATCTAAACCAACCCCTCATAGCCGGCACGCAGCTCTTCACCGAAGAGATGTTGATGAAGGCCTGCAAGATCTATAAGCCTGCGCAGTACCCGCTCCTCGGCCCCGCGTCACTCTTCGTCGACCTGGGCGGCCACAAGCGAGACAACGACCCCAGCGTTATCCTTTGCTCGCGCACCGACGGCATGGGTCAGATGTACGTGTGTGACCTCCGCTCCGGCACTAAGTCGCAGCTCGACATAGTTCACTCCATTATCGAGCTGGCGTTCATCCACAAGCCTCAGTGCGTTTATGTCGAAGGCACAGCCGCCGGCAACTACTTCATTGAGTATCTGAGGATGGTCCTTCAGAGCAAGGGCATCGTTCTACAGATAGAGCCCATCAAGGTCTCGAACGTCAAAGACGCAAAAGACCTCCGTGTCTCGGCCATTGAAGGCGTCATCCGCCTTAAAAAGCTGTACTTCCTTGTGGGCCTTCCTAAGTGGGAAGACATTGTAGAAGAGTTCACGCAATGGCCTCGAGGCCGGCATGACGACCACATCGACACCATCGGTTTAATGGTGCAGCACTACACCAAGAACGTGGATATCTACACCACTCGTCCGGTTCAAAGTTTTTATCAGTTTATCGTCCGCTCCGAGCCCACAAACCTCATAACTGAGACTTTCAAAGAAGTCTCCGATGAGGAATCGTGCGGCGGCTTTCTCTCCTAAGGGATTCTAATGTCCGGTTTCATCGACCTACCCCAGGCACAAATCTCCGCGCAGGCCCAGGACCAAATCCTCGCGTCCGAAGTCACCGGAGAGATATCCGACCTGACCGCGCTGAAGATTGTTATTCAGGACGTCACCTTAGCGGAGCAGTTCCTCCTCTCAAAGAGGCAGCCGCAGGCCTGGGAGAACGCCGACAATCTCTACCGCGCGATCGTTACCCCGAAGCCATGGCCCGGAACGGATATCCCCCGCTCCAATTTGTCCATGCCGGTCGTGCTCGAAGCCGTCGAGAAGGTCATGCCGGTCATTTTCTCGGCTCTCTTCTCCGATAAAACACCCTTTCTCCTCTCCGCAACCGGGAAAACCACTCCGGAAGTCGCGCGCGCCAAGACCTCATTGCTCAAATGGGCCGTGAAGATGTCCGGATTCAAAGAAGGCATCCGTCAGTGCCTCAAAAGCTGGCTTCTGTACGGAACCTGTGTCGGAAAATGGGGCTGGAAGACCTCAGTAATCAAGAGCCGCAAGTACGCGGTCAATGCAGAGACGAAAAAAGTAGAACGCCAGGACGCCGATAAGGAAATCAGCCACCCCGATTTCGAAAACGTCCCCCTAACCAAGGTTTTGTTTGACCCCTCCCTCCGAGAGCAAGATTGCCGGAAGGGAAGGTTCGTTATTGGGCAGTATTTTATCACCGCAACCGGCCTCGACGATCTTCGTCAGGATCCGTCATACAAAAACATCCCCACCCTCGACCAGCTAGCCTCTATCCTCGCTGAAAAAGGCGAGCCGGCGGTCGACTCCCTCGACGCCTCGAAATACCGCACCAACCGCGACCTGCAGGCTGCACCAGAGACGGAAGCCCCGACGGTAAACCCTTTGGAGCAGCCTCTCGAAATCTTGGAGTACGTCACCGAGGACTATTTCTTCACCGTCCTCCAGCGCAAGATCATAATCCGCAACGAACGCAACAATCTCGACCGCATCAATTACAACTCCGCCTCGTTCATCGACGTTCCGGGATCCGCATACGGTTTCGGAATCGCGAAACTCTTGTCCGGAGAGCAGCGCCTCCAAGTTGGTGTGTCAAACGCTTGGTTAGACCAACTCAGCCTGACATTGAACCCCTCTTTCCAGTTGAAGAAGGGAATCGGCCCCAGCACTCAGAACATCAAGCTGTCCCCCGGCAAGATCCTT